CGGCAAAAATACGGTAAAAATACGGTTATTAATACGGTGCTATAAAATTTAAAGATTTTGATTTATGAGTGAACATACATATCACCTACAAAAATACGCAGGAACGAGTACCCGCCACACCTGCCCGCAATGCGGACATAAAGGAGAATTTACTTATTATGTTGATGAAAGGAATGTTCCTATTGATGAATCGTGCGGACGTTGCAACCGGGAACGTTGCGGCTATCATCTGACACCTTCGGAATATTTCAAGGCACACCCGGCCAATAAACGAAATGAGTTTACCACATGGAAACAGCCGGAACCACCTAAAGCAATTCCCGTATCTTATCTACCTTCTTCGTTGTTGGCAACAGATACACACCGAGACAGAAACAATCTATTCCGGTTTATGTCTAAAGAGTTCGGAGATGTTGAGGCAAACCGGGTGTTTGATCTCTACCATGTCGGGACGTCTCGCCACTGGAGAAACAGTGACGGATTATCTACAACCTTTCCACAGATTAACGAAAAAGGCAAATTATGCCAACTAAAGGTTATGGCTTATAATCCCAATACGGGAAAACGGATGAAAAAACAAGACCGGGCGGAGATGTGGAGCGATAAAGCGCAAAAGTATATTCCAGATACTCGACCGATGGATAAGATTTGGTTTGCCGGGAAAACGCTTCTCAAAAACTATGAGGCTAATCTTCAGCAAACATTCTTCGGTTGCCATTTAATAAAAGCCTCATACCGGATAGGAATTGTTGAAAGTGAGAAATCAGCCCTTATATGCTCTATTTTGATGCCCGAAATCACTTGGATAGCAACGGGAGGCTGTAACGGATGCAAATGGACGGAAACAGCCGTTTTCAAGCCGTTATCAGGCAAAAGAGTAGTTTTATATCCTGATAGTGGAATGTTGGCAAAATGGGAAGAAAAAGCCGAAATATTGCACAGCGCCGGAATAGATGTAACAGTTAGCCGGATATGTGAAGGATTACCGGATAACTGGGACGTGGCGGACGTTCTTCTTCGGGAACGGCATACACAGAAAGGTATGAATATTGGTGAAATAATGGCTTATGCCAAAGAGATAGGAGTTTCCCGGCAAATAACATATAACGTTTGAGTATGGAAATAGAAATAATATACGGGCAAGTGATAGCGAAAGCAAACAACTATCAAGCCGTACCGGGCAAAGACGGCCAGAAACGGATCATCAAAAACGACCGAATCAGGGAGTATGAGAAATCCTTCTGCCTACAATGCAAGAAGTATCGAGGAAAGCGCATTTCCGGTCGTTTCAAGCTATTTATTCGTGTTTGGCATGGAAATATTCGCTTCGACCTGGATAATGCTCTAAAAACGATCCTTGACTGCTTGCAAATGGTGGAGGCTATTACAAATGACAGCCTATGTTTTGAGATTCATGCGGAGAAACGGATAGACCGACGGAATCCGAGAGTAGAATTTGGTCTGGAAGAGATAAACGAGCAAAAAAATATATTTAGCCAAAATAAAGCGAGCGAAAATCACTTTCATCTGCCAGATGAGCAAGAGTACCCAAAAGAATAGATTATCATTTTCGCTCACCTTAAAATGAGCGAGAGCAACATTTAAAAGTTATGGAAGCAATTAAAGAATTAGAAAAAGAGTTCATTAAGAACAAAGAGCGATTTATCCAAATCGGATATAATCCCCAAACTGAAGTTTACTTATACAAGCGTATATTTCCGAGAGGAGCAATCGTTTATGAAGTGTTCAAACGCAAGATAAACAAACGATTTAACTGTGTTAGCTATCCCGGTGACAATGCTTTTGGTTTTTGGGCTTTGACATTCCCAAAATATGAGCAAGCGAGATATTATTTAGATAATGGGTTTATAAAACCTTCGTAGGCTAATTTTAAAAAGAACCATTCAAGTAAACGCCCATCAAGCGAGGAAAAGTATTACCGGATAGGTGTTTGTCTAATCGTTGCAAAAGAATTAGAGAACAAATATTTTATTAACCAATTTAATTTTTTAGGTCATGAAACAAGAAACATTTTTCGGAGTAAGAAAAGATAGTGAAAAACATCTTTATGTGAGAAGAGGTGACAACAACGAAGTCCTTATCACTAAAACAGTAAACGGGGAATCCATAACAGAAGAGAACACCGTACACCTAAATGCGGAAGAAGCCCGTAAACTGGGGATTCAGTTGCTAAAATTAGGTAGTGAAGAACTGCCAAAATCTGGAATAGATCTTAAAACGGAATCTTTCGTAGACAAAATCACGGTATACAGAGGAATAAACCCGGACGAAACACCGGCCAATCTCGCAGTTATCACCATTGATGAAAGTGATGAAGCCAGACAAGTAAGGGAAGATAGCGGAGAGGAGCCCGGCTTTTCCATTGAAGGCGAAGAACTGGAAAAACTCATTTCCGCACTGGCAAAGATTGTATAACCGATACCGGGTAGGTCTGCTTCGGATGGTCTACCCGGTATAAATAAAAAATATGCTATGACAAGAGATGAATTATATATCAATAACACAAAAGCCGATCTTAATAAGACGGATATTACTTTGAGCTATAAAAGTAACCTGCTAACCGATATTAGTAAAATTATAAGTAATAGCAGTTATACGATAAAACTTCCTAAAACAGCAAAGAATCTGGCTTTGATTGAGTGCGCACATCTTCCCAGTTCAATAAGCCGTTATCCGTACCTAAAGCATAAAGGTACGTTATTACGGAATGGCATTGAGATAATCAAAGATGCAATTGTAGTATTGCTAGAGATTAATGAATCAATAGAAATAGCTCTTACCTGGGGTAATGTCACTAACTTCGCCAGTGTAGTAAACGATGGCAAGAAGCTAACGGATTTGGAATATGGAACAGTTGAGGGTACAGATTGGGTTGTTTGGGAAAATTGGGGAGAAAATTCGGAAAGATTTCCACGTATTGACTACGGGTTTAACTCTAATGATCCAAACGTTTGGCGTCATCCAGTAGTACCTGTATGGTGGATACTTTATAGGATTCAAGAAGAAAGCGGAGTGACATTTAATTTCCCGTCTGACAAGCTTACTGTTATAAACAAAATGATTATTCCTCTTTTGACAAGGAATGATTCACAACCCCTTTTTGATAAGTTCCCATTTATTATAAAGGCTTCAGGTCTTAGATATGACGGATTTAATTCTTGCGATGTTGTTTTTTCAATCCCAGATGCTACACAACAGAATTATGGAGAGATTCTTTCAGAAAACACTTTCTTGAAATCAAATTATGAAGCTTCACTAATAAGTGGAGAAATATATATTGGAATAAAATATACATATAGTACATCTTCATCCGATTATCCTATAATACTTAACGTATATGAAGATAGCGCAAATACATCTCCTGTAATAAGTAAAACTATATATCCTCAAATAGAACAAAAAGACGGATATAAATCTCTTTATTTTCAATTTAGTTATGAAGTAGATATAAAAGATGGGTATAAATTTGATTTAAGTCTTACTCCAAGACCATCCATAGATCAAAATTCTTGTTTTATTGAATCTGATAGTAATATAAATCTGTATCTAAAGACTAAGGGTGAAATATCTTTTGGTGAGAAATTTCCTCTAGTTCCCAATCTTCCGGACATCAAGCAAATAGACTTCATTAAAGCCGTTGCCTCAATGGTCGGTTTGTTTGCCTTACCGGATGGCGAAAACGGGATCAAGTTTATTCCCTTCGATAATCTGTCTGCAAACAAATCTAAAGCTGTAGACTGGACGAATCGTGTGATAATGGCTTATAATAGCGTAACGCCAAGAAACTTACAGTACACCCTTAATAACATTGCTCAAAACAACTGGTTCCGGTATAAAGAAGATGATAATGTCATGGGAAACTATGATGGAAATATCCAGGTTGATGATGCCACGATAGAGTACGAACGTGATGCTATCACTTTGCCTTTCTCCGCCTGCAGTACAAAAGGAGACGTTGCTTATATTCCTTTGTATTCCTACAACGATAACGGAGAACTACAGTATAATAAAGCCAATCCTCGGATATTACTTCTTGATGGCACAAAGGGAATATTCAAGGGGCTAGAATGGAATACCTTAATTGCAAATAACTATCAGACGTACAAAGGACTAATCAATAATGCAAAGGTAGTGACCGAGTATATCCGTCTTAACAGTATCGAATTGCGGGACTTAGAGATGGATATACCGGTTTATTTGGCTCAATATGGTTGTTATCTGGCTATCATAGAGATAAAGACCAAAGAGAACGATATATGCGAGTGTAAACTTTTAAAATTGTAATGACATGGAAGAAAATGTAGAAGAAAAGATTCGGAGTATTACCGAACAGGCCAATCAAACTAGAAAAATGCTTTTAGAAGAGTATTTGGGACATTCTATCTCTATGGAGGAGGCTATAAATATGGAAATACCGGACGAAGCTTTGGATCATCTGGGAGATTTGTAATTTAATGATTAAATATAAAAGACTACTGAAGATATGGCAAAATTTAATGAAGAAACAATTCAAAAGTGCGTTGACTGGGTATGTGAAAACGGACTTATAGATTATGGCGGTGCAAAGCTTATTGACTTCTGTAATGTAATGGGAATCGGAAAGAGTACCTATTACCGATGGATGGAAAATGAAACTTTCGGGAATGCTATAAAAAAGGCGAAAGAAGATTTCAAAAACGGGTTAGAACGCAATGTCGTTTCTTCCCTTGCAAGGTCTGCCATCGGGTATGAATACGAACAGGTTTCTTCTGAATACTACATGGAAGGCAAGAAAAAGAAGTTGAAAAAGGAAGTAAGAAAAAATGTCCGTGTTGAACCTAATGTGGGAGCCGGAATATTCCTTCTCACAAACCTTGCTCCTGACAGATGGAAGAACAAACAGAACACCGAGCATTCCGGAGAAGTTTCTACAGGATTGACCGTTGTAGTCAAGAATCAGGAAGAAGCGGATTTAATCAAACAATTAAAAGAACATTAGTTATGTCTGCACCTAAAGGAAACCAATTTTGGAAGTTGAGAAACAAGCATGGGAGAAGCAAGCGTTTTGCTTCTCCTGAACAGTTGTGGGAAGCAGCCTGTGAGTATTTTGCCTATTGTGACAGGACTCCATGGAAAGCAATCAAGAATAAAACGAAAGGAGAAATAAAGGAAAAAGAAGAAAGCCCTACACAACGTCCTTACTCTCTGACCGGGTTAATGGCTTATTTAGATGTTAGTAAGTCCTTTTGGAACGATTTTAAAAAAGGTAGTCATGAAGATTTTTCCGTAGTCATTACACGCATAGAGAATGTCATCAGGACACAACAATTAGAAGGTGCTATTGTTGGTGCGTTTAACCCCAATATAGTTTCCCGAATTATAGGTCTTTCTGATAAACAAAAGGTAACTCATACCATCAACAGTAAAGAGTTTAAAGGCTTTGATTTCTTACCTTATATTCCCAAAGCAGATGAAAGTATATGAGGTTTTAGCATCAAGCCGCTTTCTACTCGCTACAATGAACAGAAACGGAGTGAGCGCAGATGATATAATGTATCTTGATATGTTCTATGAGTATAGAGATATGCTTGCAGAAGGACGAAAAGAAGCCGAAATTCGGGACTTTCTTGCAAACAAGCATAAATTATCAGCCTCAACAATAAAAAGGATCATAAAACGTCTGAATGATGAATATAAATTATAGTTTTAATGGCTAAGTATAAACAAAAGCCCCGAACCAATCAAGGAACGGGGTATGTTTAATACATATTTACAATTATTTTGTCGGGAATCAAAGCTGATTTTCCCGTTGCAAAACAAGTTCTTTCACTTCTGGATATAAATCCAATAATTTTTTATCCATTTTATCTATGAACTCATATACTTCCAGAAAATAAATCAAAGCATTTTTCTTTGCAAATTGCTCTTGAGCCAATAAATATAAAAATGGAACTTTGGAGATATCTACAATTTTTTCTTTTATTTTTGTTGGTTCATTCAAGCTACCAGAGTATATAACAGTAGAAGATTCTTTAAATAGTTTTGAATAAGAAGCATGAGAAAAGGTATTTCGGTATATATTTTTTAGCTTTATCAATCTTTCAGCTTCATCTTTGGTTATCAAACCTTTACTTTTACACTTCTTAATATTAGGTTCAATATCCCTATTATCATAGTCCTCAACTTCTTGTTTGAATGTTTCATCTATCCTCTCAGAATCATTAAATCGTCTACCCTGTGAATCCCATGTTATCAATGTTTGTTTCAAACTATTCTCAAATAGGTGATTTGTTAGAGTTATAGCAGCTTGTGCATTACCAATTATCAGACAATCACATATTTCTGATATTATAGATTTGAGTCTATTTAATACATTCAGTTTACCATATTTGATAAATATGAGGGGTCTTGTATAATCATTGACTACAATCCTATTTCTTAGTTCTTCCAAATATTCAGTTGCTTTTGCATCTGAAAATCCTTTGACTGAATACTTAAGATTGATATTCTTATTCATATTTGATTTGCTTTTACATTGACGTCCTTTCCACAATAAAGAACAAAATGGATTACTAACCTCTTCATTATTCTGGTTCGTAACCCTCATAATAATAAGATTGCGTAATACCTTTAAATACAACTTCTCTATCATCTACCTGGTTGGTTAATCCTTGATGTAACAAAGTCCGCAATTCTAGGTCGTTAATCGGGCTTCTTTCCATAGCTTGCCAATAGAGAACCTTATACATTCTGCCAATCGATCACCATGCCAAGACGTTTTTTAAGTATCACATCAAGATACATACAATTAGCAAAACGAAAGTTTCTCTTTACTATATTCAACGTACGCACCTGTTCAGCAAACCTGTACAACCCATCGAACAAATAACGGTGTATGTCACACAATCCCTTTACGGTTCCCACCTCAATACGATCTATATCTCCAGTTTCAAACAAGGCATGAGCTTTTGCAAAGCTCAATTTATCTATTTCATTTGTATTCATACCCTATTGCATTATAGACAAATATCTTTGTAAAGAGGCAATTTCGGCCTCAACAACAAGTTTTCGAAAGGCTTCCGGCTTATTCTCTGTATGAGATTCTTCCAGTGCTTTATAATAGCTTATTTTATCCTCATTACTGCCTTTTAAAGTAACCAGTGTATACCCATTCCGTAAAAGATAAAGATTCATCAATAAACGTGACGTTCGCCCGTTTCCATCAATAAACGGATGAATACGTACAAGTTCGTCGTGAAGATATGCGGCTATAAGTACCGGATGTACTTTTTCTTCCTCCATCTGCCGGAACTTTATCATAAAATCCTCCATTTGCTTCTGTATTAAATAAGGTTGTGGCGGCATGTGGGTACTACCGGAAATCATAACGGGAACGGTACGATATTTCCCGGCATTTTCACGGTCTATTCCATGCAAGATAAGAGCGTGTATTTCTTTGATAGTACGTTCACTTATCTCTATATCCTTCTTCGCTATATCTTTGATATAATCAATAGCCTCGCTATGATTGATAGCCTCCAGATGTTCACGCATAGATTTGCCGGATATGGTAACTCCTTCATTTACTACTAGGGCGGTTTCCTGTAATGTAAGGGTATTGCCTTCGATTCGGTTACTTTCGTAAGTGTATTCTATATCTAAGGCATCCTGTATCTTTTGCAGCGCATCTTCCGGTAATGGACGTAAAGCGGATAATTCTCCTTTGAGTGTGTCAGCTTTATCTAACAACAGTTTTAAATCTTCATTCATGACTATTCTACTTTGATATTATAAAACGATTTCTCCGCTTTCTATTCTATCCAGTAACCGGGACAAATCCGGCACACTATTTATATTGTAATTGATATCTCTTATGCGGATTACTCCAATAATACCACCGGAAGAAGAAGGTACAAACAGTTCTGTAATGTCAACCTCTAAAGCATTGGCAATCCTTTCCAGTGTTTCAAGCGTTGGATTTCCATTTATAGCCCGACTTAAACTTTCTTGCTTAATACCCATCTTTTCCGCAAGTTGGCTCACTGTGATGCCTTTTTCTTTACATACTTCTTTTATTCTCATGATAATGACATTTTAAGTTATAATTCAATTTATGTGCAAATATAGAAATAAATAACTCAAAAGTTATATATCATAGTTAAATATAGTTTAAAGCATCATTATTTTTCATTTAGACAATTGTAATTATGATATTAAGAGTTATATTTGCATTATAATAATAACAATAAAAGTTATAAAGATATGGCACGTTACGATTTAAGCAAGATAATGAAGAGAGCGCACAACCTTTATAAAAACGCTCATGCAA